ATGCCAGTCCGAATCATCGTCTGCGGAGGCCGCGACTACGCCGACCGCGCCCGCGTTTTCGAAGTGCTCGACCACATCCTGCTCACTCGTGGCATCAGCGAGATCATCCAGGGCGAAGCACCCGGCGCCGATCGCTGGGCCCGTGAATGGGCATTGAACCGAGACGTGAAGCTGACCCGATGCCGGGCTGAATGGGAGAAGTACGGCAAGCGCGCCGGCCCGATCCGGAACCGGCAGATGCTCGAGCTGAAACCCGATGGCGTGGTCGCCTTCGACACGGGCGGCCCAGGCACCCGCGACATGATCACCGCAGCACAGGAGGCCGGAGTTCCGGTCTACCGTCCTCGCCCGTCCGGGCAAATCTAATCCCCCTTCAGCGCTTCAACCAATCCAGCCTTGCCGGCAGCGCACTCTTTGTACATGCCGGCCAGCTCGATATCCATCAGCAACAGCTCGCCCATGTCGACCTGCTCCGGCACCGGAGGAATCGGCGGACACAACTGCAGCAGGCCGGCGTCAATTCTTGCGGGCTGATTCGAGGAGCACCCGACCAGAAGGAGGAACAATACAGTCGCGATAAATAGTTTCACGCAGCACCTCCGTGCGGCCTTGCTGGTAGATGGTCTTGTTCTCGACGCGAATGCCTGCGATAGCCTCCAGGGTCTTGCCGGATATCTCATTCACCAGGGCGGCGGCGGCCTCATGTGCCTGGCGGTCGCGCTCGAGGTCATAGGCGACCTTCCAGGCGTGAACCTGCCAGCCGACGGTGAATGACAGCGCGGCAAGCGCCACATAGACGATTGCGCGCACCTGCAGACCGGTTAAGCCGAACATGTCATCTCCTCCATCGCCTGCTCATACAGCGCATTCCATGTGTGGCGATGCGGTTTACCCGGGCGCCAGACGCGCAAGTACAGATCCCACGCGCCTTGCTCGTCGCCTAGAGTTGGTAGCGCCTTCGGATCAGTCCACAGCAGCAGTCGGGCGAAGGCAGCGGCCAGCACATCGTCGTGCTCAAGCGCGGCATAGACTGCGCCCTCGGTAGCGATTACGTTCCTGATCCGGCAGACGGCCAGTGCGTGTTCGCGGCTAGCAGAGTGACGCAGCACACCACGCACCCCGCCGCCCTGCTCGAATTGCCAAAAACCTCGAGCTGGCCCGCCGATCTGTCGCCGATGCTTGAATCGAGATTCCTGCAGGCCAATCGCGAGCATCTGCACTTCAGCCGCCACGCTATTCATCCGCGCAGGCAGCATCGCGAGAGCGGGCGCTATGGCTCGCTCCCGTATTTCAGAGAGGGTCATGATTTTCTTCCAGGCGTAAAAAAGCCGCCCGAAGGCGGCTTGGTGGTGTGCTGGGTTACGACGGCCAACCGGTTTCGAGCATGGCCGGGTCGTAGGCTCCAGCCGCGATCTCGGCTAGCAAGGCCTCCTCCCGCTCGAAGCACGCCGACACGTAGGCATAGACCGCATCGCCGATGGTTACCATTTCGACGTTGGTTGTCGAGCGGAATACGACAACGCCTGTCGCCAAGTCGATGCATTTCCAGCCCTTACCGTCGATACGGAGGCCCCGGTCGATGGCGCGAGTTTCCTGCACAATCTTGTCTTGGGATTCGCGATCGGTGGCGATGCCGTAGCCATTCCAGGCAATGCCGGCCACCTCTGCCTGCCAGCGGCGAGCCGCAATTGCTGCGCGATGGTCTGGCTCAAACTCGACAGGCGCGGAAAAAACCTCGCCGTCGTAGCCCCAGCCCGCGCGCACTTGATCATCGCACGCCACCCACTGCAACGAAGGATGAAACCGCCCCGCTGGGTCCAATCCCGTGATTTCGGCCACGGTGCCGTTTTCGATTCGTGCCCACATATTCATCACCATTGAATCACTACGATTCCGGGCCCGGCAGCCAGCCCGGCGGTTTCATCACTTCCTGCGCCTGCTCCGTGGGTGGATGGCATAATGGTACTAACCCCTTGGGCTGACCTCTGGCCGCCTCTCCAATATGACGATCCGCCATCGCCGCTGCCACCGACCATCGCCGAATCGCTACCATCGCCGCCTGGAATGTTAATCTCACCACCAGTAGCCCCACCTCCGCTGCCGCCAGCAGAACCACCGGCAGCAGCGCCAGCGCCGCCAGTCGCTGATAGATGTGCGCCGAACGATGACGTCCCGCCACTCCCCCCATTAGGCTGACCGCCCGCAGCAACGGTGACTGGCACGGAAACCACGCCAGTCAAATCAACGCGGCCGATTGCCGTTCCACCCGCCCCGCCACCCGCCCCGCGAGGCGGGGTTCCGCCAGTATTGCCATTGGAACCACCGCCACCGCCAGTGGCGATAACTCTCGCTACGCGCCGGCCCGATCTAAGCACAGCCGGAACGGTGAACGTGTGGCTACCCGCCGTCGTGTACGCCACCAGCCCACTCGCAATACTGCCCGGCAATTGCGCCTGCCCTACACACCACCATTTCCCCGCACCGTCGCTGCGCAGGCGCAGGAAGTCGCCTGCGAATAGCAGCTCGGTCGTTGCTTGCCCGGCGGCTTCGGCCGTAGTGTCGAGCATGAGCTTGTCGGTACCGCTGGCGGCGATGACCAGTGAATTGCTGGTTGCATCGACTCGGCGCAAGGTAATCTCTGCCACGCCAAGCGCAGTGTCATTCAACGGAAGAGTGATGGTGATCGCAGCAGTAGCGTCAGCCAGGACAAGCGAGCCCATTTGCGCGACAGTAAGCTGGCTGCTTGTGCTTATCGATATCACTGATGGGGCGGTTAGGCTTTTGCGAATCCAGTGCCCCTCATCTTGCGCCCCGCCAGGCTCGACTCCAGTGCTCGGCTTTGCAGCTATCCATATATAGGCACCGCGCACAGCTTCTGCGTGGACGGAATAAGGGATATCAGAAAACCACTGAAGGGCGCCCTTAGACTCGATCTCAGCCAGCGCTTCGTCCACCCGGTTATGCCACCAGTTCTCCCACTTGGCTTCGGGCGGATCTTCTGCCGCTCCGCCAGCCCAGCCGCGATCAATGAGCGCATCGGTTGGCCGCTCGAACTGCGACGGCACGCTGGCCCACTTCTTCTGAAAACTATCGCTTCTCGCCATTTCTGGTGCTCCTTAAGCAGGCGGGACGTAACGACCCACGCCGTATGGCTGGGCTGAGAAAGTGCCTTTGTAGGCGAAGGGGTATTCGTTCTTTGCGATCTTGCGAATCTTCACGCCTTGCGGGCGCGGGATGATGTCGAACTCTTGGACGAGAACGAGCAGGTTCGCCGCCACGCCCTCTTCCAGCCAGACAGTTGCCATGCTCATGTTCTGCGCATCGATGACGGTGCTTTGCACACCGAAGATGAAGTCGACCGCAGCCTTTACGTCATCCAGCGTCGCCGCGCCGTTGTTGCGCATGATCTTGGCCTTGATCAGCACGCGGTACAGGTAATCAGGCAGAAGGATCGTCGGCAGCTCAGTACCAGGCTCGCGATATGGCGCCGTATCGTAGGGTTGCGCGCCGATCGTTCCGTTGTAGGCGAACACCTGTAGTGCGTCGGAGCGGATGCGCGGCCTATCAATTCCAGCGATACGCCCAATGATTTCGAGCTGATGGCCGGACGCCGTGTCTATGTCCAGCAGGTCGACGATCTGGCCGAGCGGCTTTTCGATTTCGGCCTGCGCTATCTTCGGCAGAATTTGCAGCCACTCGCGCATTTTCGGCGCGTTGCGGTACTGCCAATAGATGCGCGACAGGGCTTTATTCGCGTGATCCATCAGACATACTCCACCGTGATGTTCGCCGCATCGAGCGCGCCGAGCTGGTTGAATTCCAGCGGCAGCACCTGACTGTCAATCGTGCCGGAGTCAAAGCCGAGCATGATTGACTGGACGTAGCCGTTACCTGCAACGATGAAGTTGACCGGCGTATAGAGGCGGCCCGCCGCCACGTTTTCGCCGATGCGGAAGCCTTCGCGGTTGAAGCCCGACTGACTCTGAAAGCCCAGCAGCGAGTAGGCGACCATCTCGTCCTTGATCCGCACCTTGTCCTGTTCAGATAGCGTGCTGCTTGCGATCTGGACGAGTGCGTAGACCGTGATCAACTCAGGCCGGAAGAATGTGATATTGACCGGCTGCCCTTTCGGCGTGGTCGTGTCGGCGGTGACCTTGTTCGGAAAGGCGCTGTCACGATTGAGTCCGCAGCCGGGGTTTTTGCGTGAGGCGATGGCCTTCAGAACATCGTCATCGCTTCCGCCGTCGACGAAGATCGCGACCGAATGGCCTGCTACGCCGTCGGCATCTGGCGCATCCTCTGAGTTCTCGAAGATCTTGACCTGCTTGACGCCCGCCACATCGCCAACGGCGGCGTATAGGTTGTCGACCTGATTCGAGCCTGGCAGCGCAACCGAGGCGTTACGGCGCGCCCTGAATGCCTCGTCACGCTCTTCGTCAAGCCCGAGCGATGCGGCGGCGAGGTTCGTGACCGACTGCAAGCCGCCGACTGGCGTTGCGATAACCGAGAGGTCGCCTGGCGATGCGGTGGCCGCGCCGGCCTCGATGCACGTCACGCCAACGGAAGCCAATCCGCCCGCGATGGTGACTTCGCCGTCCGTTGACCAGAGCGTGTCAGTCGTCTTGTTGCGAATCTGCGTGCCGGCCGGAATGACCGTGCCATCCACGCCAGTGAACGAGACGGTTGCTGTTGAGAAGGTCGAATCCTGCCGCGACAGCCCGGCAAACATGGCGATGCGGTCCAGCTGCTGGCCGATGGCGCTTTGCGGGTCAACCGACTGATAGGCAAAGGTGACTTGCTCGTCGAGGTTCGCCAGCGCCTCGCACCATGTGGCAATCGCCAGCCCGTCCGGCGACTCCGGGTTGATGTTCCAGGCATCGTCGATATCCAGATAGCGCGCCCGCATGGCCGTCAGGTATTCGCTGAGCGACGTACCCGTAACGCCTGCCGCTGTGATTTCGGCCATTGATTATTCTCCAGGCATAAAAAAACCGCTCTCGCGGCCTGTTTGCATTTTCGGGCTAACAGCCCTCAGTCGTCTCGCGTCCCGCATGCCAGTCGCCCTCGAATACATGGCGAATCTCATGCGTCAGGCACTGCGGATACAGGTCGCGGCGGACCTCGACCACACACACGCCATTGGCGCAGCGGGACAGGCCCAGCGCGTCGTAACCGGGCTTGTAGTCGATGGCATTCACAAGGCGGATATGCACCAGAGCCTCGGTGCGCTCGATGGAGACGGGAGACTGGTCGCAGCCTGCCAGGAGCAGAGCTGCGAGGATCAGTGCTCTCATGCCCACACCCGCCAGGGCGTCTTGGGCTGGGTCACCGTCACGCTTTCCGGCCACTGGATCGGCTCACTCGACCTGACGTTGGCGTGCCAGCCAGAAACTTCGACTGGCTCAGATTCGGGGTCTGGCTGCTCGTACCATGTCCCGATGACCGATACCGCATGGCCGGGTGCAGGGTTGCCCTCGTCATCCGTCACGCCAGCCGCGATCAGGGCGGCAAGCATGGTGGGTTCGTCGGCTGCGGATATGTAGTAGTCCATCATGCGGTGAGCGCCTGTAGTTCGGAGTCAGAGAGGCGGCGGGGAAAATAGCGGATCGATCGGATATGGCCGCGACCCAGCACCATTGCAGCCGCACCAGGGTCTGCGGAATATGTCACTGCATACTTTTTTAGCGAATTTGAGTCTGCAAAAATTTTCACGCTCCCAAGCGTTACTATCGCCTCCCCTATACGCGCCTCTGCCTCAACATAAATCGTACCCTCAAGCGGATTCAGCCATGCCATTAGAAAGGACCTCTCTTCTAATATCTTCTATATAAAGCATAGGGTTTATCTCGACGCATTCAGTATGTCCGCCAAATTCAACCGGAGCCTTTTTCTTTTTACAAGCCGCCAGCAGAAGCTGCTCTAGCATAAACATATCGGCAAGTCTGCCCGTTTCGTAATGCAGAAGCTCAGCGTCTACTAGATGCTTCTTAAGGGTAGTCAGCCGTTTTTTTGCGTCGCGGCTCAGGCCAACTTTAAAACCGCCATCATACCTAACAACATATAGCCCTATAACTTCATCAGGGGCCCTGCCGGCCGTTGTTGGGCTTATTACTCCGTAAGGATTTCTCGCATAATCCATAGCGGCCTTTGTGCACTCAGCGCATCCTGTTGGAGATTTAAGATGCACTCGGGCAAGCATGGTCTGATTGCCGTGCAATGGACAGATGAATGCCATGTCTTTTTCAGTGCATTCATACTCCGTGATCTCATACTTATCGCCAAATTTAGCTTTTGAGCGAGCAGCAAACTCGTCGCGTGAGAGCTTGCTGTGATGCGCGCGGCATTCCCGGCATGGCACATCTTGTATCGGCTTATTCCTGAACGGGACGGTCGAGCACCCGTGCTCTGCGCAGATGATTTCCAATTCACAGCTGCTCCCCCCGCTAGCAGGGGCTACAACCCCCCATCGGCCGCCCCATATCTCGCGACACGAAGCCTCTATTTTTTGCTTAGTCCATAAGCTAGCTAGACGCGCTGCGGACCTATCGGCTTTTTTTGCCGAGGCATATTCTCGCTTACTCTTATTGGCTTCCCTTATGCCAGCCTTTGCGATTTTTGCCTTACCGTTATTTGCAGCAATCCTTCCGCAAGCTATTGAGCAGCAAACCGTGTATATCGCCTGTGACGTGAACACTTCGCTGCAAATACAACACTTCCTAGTGAAGGACTTGCGAGACTTCCGCTCAGCCTTGCAGGTGTCGCACCGATGCGTCCTAGGATTCATCGAAAGAAAATAATACTTGCAATCCGAGCAACTTGTTTCCCTTCTGTAATTCATTCCAGCCTCTCTTATCCGATCATGCTGAAATTATAGCACTGGATGCAGCGCGGGTGACTTGGGCGTTTGTTGTGGGGATGTAGGAGCTGGGTGACGAGGCCTGTTCGAGTTGGGCACCCCATACGTAAATGCCGGATGTGCCGTCGCCGAGGTATCCGTAGCTTAGGGAGCTGTTTACATTCGACGCAACTCGTAAAATTTCAGAGGTGGCTGTGGCGGTTGCAGCCATACTTAAACGCACCCATCCATCACCCACGTCATCAACATCTACCGTCAGGGGTGCAACCCCCGTGGAAGACACAACCTTATCTTGCAGGTCTACGGTAATCGAGGCGTGAGTCGTGAACGGCGTTGCGCCCTCAGCCATTAGAACAAATGCGTAACGCCTCTCGGCCTGTTTCAGAAACACCGAGAAAACGTAAGTCTTGTTTGGCACTACCGCCAACGACATTTGAGCGAAGTGCGTAGAAGCGGCTGTGTTTTCGACCAGCTTGTCGGCAGTTGTTGTCCCGTCCGGCGATACCAGGGCGTTTGATTCTATTGTTGCCCCGGACTTCACCCAAGCCGCATTCGCAAAATCACTCGAATATGTCAGCAAATTCGTCCGCTGCTCTTCAATCAGCAGCCCTAGACACTCGCCCGTTACCGGGTCGTAGTCGATGCGGGGTACGTTGGCAGGGAGCCATTCGTACTGGCCGGATGCGCTGAAGCGACCGCCACCCGAGGCGCGGGTGAAGGTGATGAGGTCGGAGAAGGCTCGCGGCGAAAGGTCCAGCCCTATGCCTTGCGCTACAGCATATTGCAGGGAGGCAAAGTCCAGTTTTAACGTAGGCGATTTGCCGTCGTATCCGGCATGAGCTTCTTCCGACACGCTGCGATTTCCGCCTTTGACGTAAGCGGCGACACGGTAATACCGGCGCTGGTCGAATATGCCGCCGAAGTCCTCATCGATCACCACAGAACTGTTGCGGCCAAGGTCCTTGTAGGGCTTCGGCAGGTTGCGCGGGTCCATGGGCGCATCGGAGCGGTAAACATGGAAACCGGACTCGTGTTCGGAGTTGTCCCGGAACGAGAGCTTAATCGCCATTAAATAATCTCCAAACTCAAGGCAGACGGGGCCGGAACGGTCAGAACGGGCTCATCCTGCGCAAGCGGGTCGCCCGAAAGCTCAATCAGCAATTGCTCGTTGTTCACGTCGATAACGCTGGCCTGCACGGAAATGCGGCGCTCTCTCGGCTCCACGGTGAGCGAGAACGAGCTGATGCCGATGATGCCCGGCGTAGTGATGATTCGTCGCTTGAGCGCGGCCTCCGCGAAGTCCTGGCGCGTCTTGCCAAGTACGCCGTCGAACCAGTCTGTTCCGTCGGTGGCGTCGAGGAAGTATTCGCCAATGAACAGGCGTAGGCGGCGAATGACGCTTTGCCGGGTTGCCTCCTTGCCGCTGGCGAAATGCTCGCCGCTGGTCACGATATCGCCGCCTACGAAGTTTCGAATCATTGTGCGACTCCCGAGGTGCCTGTTCCGCCCTGAACGTTGCCGTGGCGGTGCGTGCTGCCCACGTTCACGCCGTTGTTTGTCAGCGTGCCCTCTGTTGCCACGTCGGCGGTTACGGTCACGGTCGCGGCGGTTTGCGTGATGCTGTCCGCGTCCATCTCGATGACGGCAGCCTTCAAGCTGATCTTCCCGGGCGTGAGGTGCAACCGGGTCGCGCCGTCGTAGCTGGAAAGCCCCACGCCCTCATTGACGAATCCGGGAATGATGCGCGGCGTCGACCGGATGCCCGGGACAAAGTAGGCATCTTCAGCGGAGAACATCCGCAGCTCATGCGGCGCAACCGGCCCGCCCTGATCGTTCCAAGTGTCAACTGCGCGCTGACTGAAATGAATCAGCCCCTCGGTACCGGGCTTGATCTGGTGCCAGCAGTACCATTCGCCGTCGCCCGCGAACTGAACGCGCACATTGTCGATCACCGGGATGGTGCGAAAGATGCCGTTGATGCGCTTCTGAATGCCGCACTCAACCTGCGCCATCTGCGTGCCGGGGTCGAAGGAGACGACCTTGCCGGGCAGGCACACCATCAGGTTGCGCAGCGACGTGTTGATGGCGTCCTTCATCAGTGGCGTGAACGGGTTAACTCTTGGCTCGGTCATGTCTTGCGCACTCCGCTAACTAAGGTGTCCCACGTGTCGCCGTAGAAGTCTCCCTCATGCTTCACGCCAAGCACGCTGTACAACCCATTGCCGCCCGTGGGGTCGCGATCCATCTGGTACTCATAGACGCCGGAGAACGCGAACTGGCGCGTCTCGGCCTGGATGTCCACCGTGTCGCCCGGAATGATTGAGGCGTTCAGCTTGGTCTTCACATCGACGCCTTGAATCAGGATCTGCGGCGACCCGACCATGCCCGTTGCGGCGGAAATAACGTGCGGTTCGCCCTGCCTCGTCTCGGCTGCAATCCCGCCCTTGGTCCGAATGATGACCAGTCGGTTTGCACCCATGAACCAGGTGAAGCCGTGAAGCTCGGCCATCTCGTTCATGCAGTCGATCGATGAGCGGCACATGCTGCGACCTTTCAGCGCCCGCGGCAGATCAGAGAAGTCGCCGATGAACTCAACAGGCAGCAGCAACGATTCTGCAATCTCGCGGATGATGTCGATCTGGGGTGTGTTGGCGCCCCATGACTTACTGATGAACGCGCCTGCCTGCGCCTGCCCGGACGGGCGAGCATAGAACTTGATGTATTTGTCGACGCCTTCGCGGCCGATCTCGATGTTGATGATGTCGCCGGAAAACAGTAGGCCGACGCGCTCGCCGTACCCTGCCGAGAGTGCAATGCTGTCGAACTTGGCGTATATCGCCTTTCGCGTATCGCGTGACGCGCCGTACAGGGTGATTTCCGCGACCCCGCCCGCGTTGCCCGGCCAGATATCGATGCTGAAACGGACCTGCATGGGCGGCTCATACACCAACTCATCCGAGCCGCTCTTGATGGTCAGCCGGTAGTTGCGTCCGAAAAGTTTACTCATCTGGATACCACCGCAGCTTGTTGGTTATGCCCAGGTTGGCGATGGTCGGCGCCTCCCCCTCCAGCACAATCCGGCCAAGCGCGAGATTCAATCCGGCGAGCAGGTTGATGTTCGGGTGAAGGCCCCGGCCAAGGGCGATAGCCGTGCCATCGTCTCGACGCATGTCGACGGTGTAGTAGCTGTGCCGAGTCGACCAGCGCAGCCGGAACTGAACGTAGGTGCCGGCCAGCGTGACGCCGAAGCGCAGAAAGGCATCGCCCGCGCGGAGTGGGATCGTTCTCATTGCAATCCCACCTCGCCAATGTTGTTTTCTGGCTGCGCCTGAGTCGTCGCCGTATCATTCGCCGGCAGGTTCTGTTTCACGATCGCGGCGTTCGCGGCGTTATCCACCACGATGAGCCGGCGCATCTCCACCACAAGCTCTAGCCCGCCTTCGTTCTGCTTGGTGACCTGAACGCGGGTGTTCGTGATCATCACATTGTCATAGGCGCCTTTCGAGCCGACGACTGTGATGAGCTGATGACTGCTCTGTAAAGTGCGGATGGCTTTGATCATCTTCCCTGAGCGCTGCTCGCCGCTTCCGGCCAGCTCGGTCAGGATGGAGCCGGCAACGCCCACCACGGCAGCTGCTGCGCCCCCCAGGGTGCCAATGACCGCACCGACTGCTGTTCCGACGACAGGTCCGGCAATCCCCTCGAAGGTGCCGGTCGCCTCAGCCAGCGCTGCTTTCACCGGATTGTCAGACAGCGCGACAGTCATGGTCAGCCGCAGCGGGCGCTCTACCGCGTGGTCGTTGCCGATCGCGCCCGTCTCTATTGGGTACTCCGTGACATCCGTGACAAGCTCGCTGGACTCCTCAAGCAGTGCGTCGAAGTACAGCCCGCCAATGTCAGGGCGCGACTTGCTGAATATGCCGACTAGAGACATGGTTGATTCCTATTCGACGTTGTTCGGGAAGTCGTCTCGGCTGATCTGGGCTGCGTTCTGAATGCGCTCGTCGACGACGCGACGAACTGCGGCCTCGGTTGCTGCCGGATCGGTCGAGCCCCTGGCATCGATGCTGTAATAGTTGGTGGTTCCGCTTCGCTTCGGTGCCGTGCCGGCAGCGATGTCAGGAGGGCTTGCAGTCGTTGCAGCAACATACGCAGGGACAGTGCCTGCCTGCTGCGCACGATCTAAGATCGACGGGACATAGGCCTGCGTTTCGCCAGGCATTGCTGACATCCAGTTGGCGCCATGGCTGGCGACGGCATTCTTCACGGCGCCCGGCCCTGCGTTGTAGGCCGCTAGCGCCTTCTGTGTGTCGCCGTCGAACTCCTTCATCATCGCTGCTAGGTAGTCGCGGCCGAACCGCAGATACTCCTCGCGCGAATCGTTTGCCAGCGGACGGACGCCGTAGCCAGGGTCGCGGCCGGTGGCCGGCATAACCTGCGTAACGCCACGAGCGCCCTTTGGTGAGCTTAGCAACATGCTTCCGTCGCCATAATGTCGGCCGCCCGATTCCTGCTGGATCAGGGCGTCGAAGATGGCGTTGTTGGAAAGCGGGCCGGAGGATCGGCGCCCAGCGGACGGCGACGAAGACTCAGCAGGGAGGCCTAGCAGGCTTCGCAGCAGCGCGAACTCCATCCCCATGCCTGGCTTGTTTGCTTCCTTAAGACCGCCCCAAAGCCTGCTAAGCAGGCCCTCTTTTTCATATGGGTCTTTTGCCAGTTCAAGCAGCAGCGCGCCACCGGGATTTTGGACAATATCAATGCCCTTCTGGATGCTTGCGCGGTTCTGAGCCGTCCATTCCGCCGCGCTGGTGATCCAGTCTGCCATGCCCGGCAGCAGCTCGTTGGCAATCATGTCCTTCAGCGACCGCACGACCCGGCCAGCGTCAGTCATGGCGTCGTTGAACGCAGCAGCGTTCTTGGTGATTTCTTCAGTGACCAGCCCAAGCTCTTCGGCGCGCTTGAACTCTGCCTGCATGCCGCCGTAGTCGGCCAGCATGTTTCGGGCGAAGGGATTGTTGATCCCAAGGGATTCAGCAATGCGGTTCCGCTCATCCCGGTCTTTGATGCTACTGAGCCCGCGGGAGATGAAGTCGATCGTCTCCTCGACGCTCATGTTCTCCTGCTGGATGCGCTGCGGATTGAAGCCCATCGAAGTAAAGGAGCGCTGCGCAAGCTCTCCCCACTTCGCAGCCTCGCGCAGATTGTTTGCAACATCGATGAGTCCGCGGGAGTCCGCCTCAGATCCGCCGAACTTCTCCATTGCATGACGAAGCTTGTCGGCAAACTGGATGCTAACCCCAGCGTCCTTTGCCCACTTTCCTAGCTGGTCGCGCGCTGCAGCAACGCCAACCGTGAGGTCATGAAACCCCATGCCGCCACCGATAATGGCGCCAAGCTTGAGGGCGGCACTACGCAGCCCGGCGAACTGGTTGTTAGCCTCCTTGAACCCTTTTGCGTCAGTTTCCAGGCCGAGCTTAACCAGCAGTTCGTCGATTGTTTCGGCCATGGGGGCTTCCTAAAATTCGGGCAATAAAAAACCCGCCGAAGCGGGTTGATGGTTGATGGTTGAGCCAGGCTAGTGCCTTGACCATCTGAAAATATGGGCGTTATCAAACACGGGCACGACAGCCTGTGCTCCATGCACCAAATCCAGCGTTCGATTGTTGACGTAGCGACCAACTACATTGACGTGAGAGTTGAAACCCACCCCATCCTCAATAAACGCAGGGCTTTCGAATACGGCGCCCATGGCCGGCATTCCGTACCCTCCACGAGCTGCCAGTGGCGAGTCAGCCCACCAATAAATATAGCTGTCGCCGCGCTTGCTCGTGATGTACGCCTGGAGAATGTAGTACTCCCCGTCGCCTCCCGATATGGCCGGGCGAATCGCCAGTCCATCCCCTGACGCCGGCCGATATGCCACCAATGCCTCATCGAGGGTTGTCACTTTTCTGTCGCCCCTGCGAATCTCCCTGAGCATATCGCGCCTGGCGGTTTCGGCTTCCTCTGCCGCTATTGCGGCTTTTTCTGCCTTTTCGGCGGCTACTCTTTCGTGACGAGCCGCCTCGTGGAGACTGACCTCGATCCGTGCGGGCTCGGAGCAGTTCTGCCCGATCAGCCTCACGCAGTTGGCATCGAAGTTGGCAAGGTTGTCGAGCGTCTGATCCGGGCTATCCATGAACTTGTGCTTGTAATGCTCGGACAGCGCATCTACAGCCTGGCGCTTCACTTCGGAATCGCCGACGCCTAACTCGTTTAGCTCGTAGATACCCCGTGCAATTTGGCTCATGTCTTTGCTATCCATGGCCTTCTGCAGCTCACTCTCAGCCATAGCTGCGCACCCGCCAAGCGCTGCCGCCAGCAAAACCCCAGCAACTACTCGCATTCCTCATCCCCATCCAGTGGCGGCAACAGCATCGGCATGTGCTTGTCGCGTATGTAGTCGTCCAGATGCCCAAGCATGACCAGTTCGCGCCAGAAGGCGACGGCTTCGTTATGCGATGCGATCTGCAGGCCCGATCCGTTCGCCTTGAGCTTCATCGGGCGACAGGGAACGCCATCACTCGGCCGCATCTCGTGGACACGGCTGTAGATGGCCTCGCCTTTCTCGTCGATGAGTTCGTAGCTGACGCGGATCTTCTTCATCGCGGAAGCATAGCCCAGCGCCATCACTTATTGCGAGCGCACTCGACCTGATGCTCTATCTCGTCCATCACGCAGTGCATCATCTGCACGTCGGCCAGGTCATAGGTTCCGTCGAGCATATCCGACCACTTAGCCAGTGGCGGACAGGTCGCCCCCAGGCCCGCGCACGGGCGCCAGAGGAACCAGTCCACGAACGGGTTTAGTGGCTCTGCTCCGCCGAGCTTGCGACGGTTGCTTTGCGGAGCTGCCAGAAAGGGCTGAGGTTTTCCACCAGCGCCCGACCCACCAGAAGGTAGAAGTCCTGCGGGTTGTCCTGGAACAGGTTCTCCCCCACCGGCACGTTGTCGGCAGCGCGAACCACAAGATCCTCTTTGCCTGACACGAAGCAGAGCTTACGCAGGGTCGTGAAGTCGTCCGGGTGAATCTGCGTCAGCGCGACCACGAGAGCCATGTCAGACGCGCCCTCTTGCAGGGAGACAATCAAGCCCGTCCGCCCTGCAATGTGCAGCATCTCGATCTGCGCCTTGGCCGGAGCCGTGGAGCCCTTGAACTCCACGCCGCCAGCTTCAACAGTGAATGAGCGAGCCATCTTTAGACCTCTTCGCTATCTGCGAACTCGAACACGAACTGCTCATCCGAAACGCTGGTTTTTCCGCCGCGACCCATGGATCCGCGCGTGACCAGCACGCCATCGAAGCCGGCAACCATTTCAACGGTGCCGGACTGGCGAAAGCTGAAGGTTGCATCGACACCGGACTTCTCGGCAGCGAGGATCTGGCGTACCTGGTCAGAGCCAGGCATCAGGTTGATGGTCAGGCGCTTGGGGCGAGTCTGGTTGTCCAGCCGAACCGAGGTGCGACCGATGCCGCGCTTCAATGTGGAGCGCTGCTCGATGTCCTCGATGGTGATGGCCGGGTCGGAGTCGCCGAAGTCGTCAATCGGGATGCCGAACACGGTCAGGTTGGCGCCATCGGCACCGTAGCGATACATAGCCATGTGTCAGGCTCCTTATTCGACGTTGACGTTGATTTCTGCGACGTGACCGGCGCGAGCCAGGACGACATAAATAGTGGTGAGCGGGAACTTGCGGGCGCGCTTGTCGGCGACGGACAGGCTAAGCACGTCCTCGGGCTTCGACATGATCACGAAGCCGTAGTCGGCCACCTTGGTCACGCCGTCCATGGGGTCTATGTAGGTGCCGGTACCCAGCACGCCGTTGTCGAAGAACTTCTTGCAAGTAGCGCCCAGTACGTCCAGCAGGCCGGCGTAGCCGCGCGGATCGAGCGGCCGCTTGGTGCCGGCACCTGCGATGTAGTTGTAGCCGTCAACCTGAAGGTAGTTCTTCAGCACATCGAGGTTGATCACGTCATCGATGAACTCGCCGAAGCTGGACATCGACTTGGAGTTGATCACGCGGCTGTTGTCGGTCTGGCCCGCCAGCTCGACCTGCGTGAAGAACACGCCATTCTTTGCGGTCAGTGCGTTGTAGGCCGTGGTCGACAGGTCATCGCCCATCACGCCCGGCAGAACCTGAAACTCGCCGGTAATGGCGGTGCGCTGACCGTTCGGGCGGAACTTGTGGAAGGCCGCGGCGAGCTGGCACATGGCGTAGGCCTGCGTCGGGTCGGTCGTAACCTGACCGCTCGACTTGAAGCCGGCGAACATGTGGCGGTTACCCTTGGTCTTGAGCACGGACATGATGTCAGTGGTGGACTGCGGGTCGAGGATGCCGGCTGCGCTGAAGGTTGCCCAAATGGCGCGGCTGTTCGCATCGCCCCAATCACCCACCGCCAGCGCGTTCGCTTCGGTGAGGTCGGACAGCTTGAGGAACTGGTGATAGCGCCACGCTTCGTCGGCTGCCTTGTTGAGCGTATCGACGATGCCGGTGTCCAGCGGGTCTTTCATCCACACGCTGATTTGCGGCGGCTTCGGGATCTGCGCGAAGTAGCGGGTTGCGATGTGATAAACGTCGCTGTCGGTGGCGAAGTCCTCGGCCACTTCGGAAGTGGTCGAATAGTCGCGGTAGCTGTCGGCGGCGAAAACCACGTCAGCGGACAGGTCTGCCTGATCAGCGAATATGAACGCGCTGGAAAAGTTGGCATAACCCAGGCCGGACGGACTGATGATCACATTGACGGGAATTATGGAATCGACCGGGTAGGCCATGGCGTTTCTCCAGCATGTAGAAAGCAAAAACCCCAGCGGATGCCGGGGCTTGTGGTGGGCTGCTTAGTAGCGTCAGGCGTCGTCCAGCGGGCTGCTGGGCTTAGTCGCCATTGATTACTTCAACCGACTCGATGGTCGGCGCCTCCACGTCGGGAAGCTCGAATTTCAGTTCAACGCTGAATCCCGCGGCGCGCAGGACGGGGTAGCTGACAGCCGCCTCGATGAAGAGGTGAATATCCGCTTGGTATCGGGGTTGCAGGCCGGCTTGCAGCTTGCCGGTGAGGTTTCGCGCGTCGCTGACGTAGCGCCAGGCGATCTTGTGTGCGTAAAGGAACTGCGAGACCGGCCCGCGAAAGTTCGCGTTGTGCAGCTTCATCGCTGCCGTTGCCGCGCCCTCGTTGAGAATGTTCACCGAGAGGATGAACTGCATCGAGGTCAACGCCGTCTCGTCAAAGTCCGTCCAATCCTCAAGATCGGTCGGCTCAGTGGCTGGCACCTCTACCCGCTCGCGCCGGATATGCCCGTAGGCACGCACCGGGACCGGCAGATAGGTGGCGTACAGCCCGTTAGGCGGCGCCGCCGTCTGGTTGGCAAGAATCACCGTTTCGACGCCCGTCGCCAGCCTTACAAGCTGCTGGAAGACCGGGTAAAGCTCTTCGATGGTTTCCATCAAGCCCCCCGGTATCGTTCGACGATGGCCTTGCAGAAGTTGCGCCAGGGCCGGTTATCACACTGGATGACTCGCCACTGCCGCACGGCTAGCCCGTCGCTGAACTCCAGCAGATCGGCGAACTTGCCGTCGTCGTCTGGGTACAGGTAGTTCACGCCGTCGTTGACGTGGACGACCCGAACGTCTTTGGGGTTGGACGTGCCGCCCATGCTGACGAGCAGCTCAAGCGTTTTCATGTCGGCGGCCTGGATGTTCACGCGCTTAAGCGTGATGACTTCCGGCTGCCCCGCCTCCCACGTTCCGCCCGGGCCGGTGTAGCCGCCACCGGATGCCGGTTTGATGCGCTTCACGCCGCCCGGTATCGGGCTGTTAAACGTGCCGTCGATATGGTCTTGCATACTCAATGACATGCTCAGTCCTCGACGATGAATGTGATGCTCTGCCGAAGTTGGCCGGTGTCGATGAGCGGCTTGCTCGAGCCTTTGCGCTTGATGGTCGAATCAGCGTTGGCAGGGTCAATGCCCTCAGCAATCGCTTCTTGGCTCACCCCGACCGCGCGGGCGCCGAGCTGGCTCATCACCTGATGCATGGCCAGCTCGCCGTCTACTACCTTCGGGATCTGTGCACGCCAGACAGCTTTGAAGTCTTCGACGTTTTGTCGCAGCGGCACGCGCAGGAACGATCGCTCTGGCACTACGCCATCAGCTGAGCCGAACTCCTGCACCGCGGCAATCACCGCAATCGGCGCTCCATCCTCGTAGCTGCCCGTCCCGGCCGGCAGCCCGACCAGCACGCCGCTGTTCTTCTGCAGGCGCTCGCGTATCTGCCGTAGCTTGTCGCCCAGCCTGTCGCCGCCCGATACGGACGTGTGCAGTTTCATGGTCAGACCATCAGGGCGCCGGCCCCTGCACGCTTGCGCAGGCGCAGGAACTCAAGCCCGTAAACGGTCAACATCAAGTCGCCGTTTGCGATCTGCTCGGCCATGCTCGGACTCGGCACGGCGTAGGAAACCGACTCATCGGCAACCGACTTGCCCGAAACCGCGTAAGGCGTCGAAGCGAGTCCGCCATTCTCGACCACAGAGCGACGCAGGCTGCCCATAGCAAGCCGATGAGCAGCAAAGGCGAACATCCCTCGCAGCTTGATCGAGCGATGCTTGTAGGCACCCCAGCGGGCGCCCGTCTCGTCGTCGGCTTCTTCGATTGCGCGAGTCACATCGGCGTCGGGCCAGGCGGTCACGTCGGCGAACTCGGCGTAGTAGCCGCGGAAGGCCGTCACGATGTCAGCGGTGATATCCATGCGGCGCTCCAGAATGCAAAAAGCCCCGCGTTGGCGAGGCTTGGGAATAGGTGCCCCACCGAAGCGGGGCGGCGCGTCAGCGCTTGCGGCGCGTCGGCGGTGTTGCTTCTGCCTGCTCAGGCTCGGACAGCTTCAGCCATCCAGCCTTGACGAACAGGTCATCCTCCCAGTTTTGGCGACCATCCACGTCGACCGAGGCGCCGGGAGCGATGTTTTTCACCTCCCCGGCGTCGGTCACGGCCACCAACTGTCGGCTGACATTGGTGAGCGTCGTCATGGCTTACACCCCGTCGAAGTAGGCGTGCGCCTTCGGAACACGGATCTCGGTGCCACCGGTACGCAGGATGCCCGGGATGAACCACGACAGCGCGGTGTCTTGGTACGGGGCCTGGAAGTTGAAGCCCATCGGCAGATGGAACTTCACGGTTTCTTCCGAGCGGGTGTAGACCATCATGCGGTCCACGCCAGCAGCGCCCGCGCCCTTGAGGCTCAGGTCAGGCACGAACTGCACGCGACCACTGCGGCCGGAAACGAGGTTCGCTTCCAGGTACTGCAGCAGGGTCATGTTGCCGCCGAACGGAAGGATCGCCGAGGACAGCAGGTTGCGCTGAGCCGGGGGCAGCAGAATGTGAGTCGGCGCGAACGTGGTGTTCGTGTTGGTCACATAAACAACGTCGATGCGCTGCTGGAAGAACGTCACGACAGCCTGAGCGCCTGCAACGTCAGTCGCGCCTGCAACCAGAGCAGCGATGGTGCTGCCGGCAGCGGCCACGCTCACGGTGGAGGTATTGAACAGGCCCTGATAGCCCGCCTCACCATTGCCGAGGTATGCCAGCTTGTTCAGGCCTTGCTCGGCGATGCGCATGGCTGCAGCGGCCTTGTCGGCGCTCAGGTTCATGTTCATCAGGCGAGCCTGGTTGATCTCTTCCAGGCTGTAGCCGTAACCGAGAGCGGCGGTCTGTACCGGGTGGGTGCCCAGCTTGTAGCCGACGTCAGCGCGGTTGATGTCGTTGCTGTTCGGGCCAACGAAGGCCAGCTCGCCGCGAGCGTCAACCGAGGCCACGGCAACGATCGGCGCCCACTCGGGAGCGCTGGTGTCGACCGGGATCAGCTCGGCATAGGTAACGTCGGGATACTTGGTCTCATAGACCTTGGTTTCGATGTGCGTCCGCTGGCTGATCAGGAACGACATTGCAGCCGAAGGGCTGGCGTCAAAGGTGTTCTGGCGCATTGTGTCGCTCCTTACTTGATTTCGATTTCAGAAACTTCGCCGGCAGCGCAAGCGCGGACGAAGCGAGCGCCGGTCAGGGCGACGTTGTTGGTGGCGGTGGAAACCAGCGCGCCGGTAGCCGGAACTACGTAGACCTGCGCGCCGCGGGTGGCGCCGTCAGCGACGGTCACGTACATACGGCCCTTCTGCATCACGGACATCGCCTGGTCTTGGCGGTATACGGACTCACCGGCAGCGTTGTTCTCGACTGCTTGGGTGCGGACGGTGACGCCGATCAGGACGCCAGAGGACGCGCCGCCGAGCTTGGCCTGATGGTCGGCAGTGCCGAAGCTGACTGCCACGCCGAACGGGATCGCGCCGCCTTCAGCGTGCTGCGAGCTGATCCACGACGGGAAGTCGGTGTTCTGCTGGCCGTGGAAGCCGATACCGGAGTACTGGCTGAAAGTATCTTGAGTGACGGACATGGATTAGTTCCCCTTCCAGGCGTTAGCAGTACGCTCCATGCGGGCCTTATAGGCTGCATCGAGGGTGGTTTGGGCGTCGCCGGTCTTGACCTTGCTCAGGTCGTCGCCCAGCTGGCGATGCGAATCGGTGGTCTTGGACTTTTCGTCCTCTTCTTCCTCGTCCTCGGCTTCCTGCTTCTCCATTTCGGAGTCCCAGGCGGCGTGGATGTAGGCTTCGGACTTGTCAGCCCAGGCGCGTTTCGGCAGGCGGGCAGCCAGGGCGGCGCGCTTGATTTCCAGCGGGTTCACGCTGTCGCAGGTGAACTCGGAACCGGCCAGCTTGCGGGCGGCGTCGGTGACGGCCAGAACATCAACCAGGCGCTTGCTGATCGAATCTTCCGAGGCTTGCTTCTTCAGCTCCTCGTTCTCTTCGTCCAGGGCGTCGGCCTTGGCCTCGGCTTCGTCCTTGGCCAGTTCGGCCTTGGTCTTCTCTTCTTCGGCATCGGCAACGCGCTTGCGGAGGCCGTCGATGGTGGACTGGATCAGGATTGCGGAGGCCTCGTCGGCAACCTCAACCTTGGCACCAGAGTCCAGGGTCACTTTGTGGGACATAACAGCCTCCAGGGGCGTTTTGTGGTCGAACAGACGAGCCATGCGGCCCGCTCTCGCTTGATCGCACAAGGCGATGTGGTTCACGGCAATGCCGCGCTGAATGAATTCGTAAGGGGTGCCGTCCGGGGTCGTACCGGGCTGCTCGACGTACTCGGCCATGTAGCCGGCTGACAGCTCGGCCTTCCCCTCTTCAATGGCCTCAATTGCCAGCGCGTCCTTTATGAGCAGATCAACAACGACCGCATTGCCCTCAGGGCGTCCGGCGCTTATTGCGTGGCCAACCGCGTCACGCCGGTAAGTGGTGGCGCTGACCATCTCGGTCGGATGCTCCACGGTCACGTCCGCGTTGTCGTATGTCGCCAGCGATGCCGGATCGAACACCGACTCGGGCGGCCGGTAGACGTTGACGACGGTGTTGCCTGGCCGATCCGTCAGCCCCAGCTCACTTGCCAGGTACTGCTGCACATTCCCGGCGAGCGCGACCCGTCCCGGCACCTTGAGATAGCCGTTTTCGGTATAGGTCCGCTGGGAAGGAACAGGGATGGCCGCACGATCCTGTAGCAGAATCTTCATGCGGTGATTCCTTAGTAGTCGACACCCTCAATCAGGGGCGTCAGGGTGCATCTGCAGTTGATGTGCGCTCGCCCGGGGAACAACCCCGTCTCGCCTGCGTACCTGGCGCCCTTGTCGATCAGGTACACGCCCGGGCCATAACCGATGTCCTGCCTGGCGATCTGGTAGCACTTCACCTTGGCATTCGGGAACTTGCCGGCCGGGTTGCCAGACACGCGCTCATCCTTCGAGGTCGACCAGCGAAACCGGGCTATGCCGGCCTGCTGCTGCCGCTTTCGAGTGATGTCGCTATTCGCCTTGGCCATCTGGTCGCGGGCAATGAGCTTGGCGCGCTTGTAGGTGCTGCCTGTCTCTTCCTGTATGCGCTTGGCAATGACCGTGGTTGATTCACCGGCTCGCATGCCGCCCATGACAGCCTGCTCAATCTTGCTGAAGTAGTCGGAACTGATCGACTTGATCAGCGCGACGTTCTCGGCAACCGCTGCATCCATGTAGGCCTGCAGACCCTCGCTCGACATCAGGCGCCCCATATCAACGCCAACGGCGCGATTGACAGACTCGACGAACGCAGTCGTGCTATCGGCCTCAGCCATACTCAGCGTTGACTGCGCAAGCCGGTAGGCCTGATTGGCATAGGCTGTGCCGGTGAAGCGAGCCGCCAGCCTGTTGAGCGCAGCAATGATCCGGTCAACCAGTGGCGAATCGGCGGTGTACTCGGCCTTTAGGATCGGCGTCAGCTCAGCGTCGACCGCTTGCGCCATCTCCCGCACGAGCGCCCGGAGTTGCCCCCGGTAATAGCGCTCGGCAGTGTCTTTAGGCCGGATCGGCTTCGCTGACTTGGCCCGCTTCTTCAGCAGCGCCTGGTTCGTTGCCGCCAATGCTTCCAAGGGGGATAAAGTCGTCTCCATCTCGCTCCGCCTTTTCGTCGGCCTCGGCCTGCTTGATGTCCTCTTCACTGATGGCGTACACGCCCTGCTCGGACAACTTGCGCATCAGCTGGGACCGCTTGACAACGCCTTGCTGTAGCCGGATGTCATCGGACTGCGCAAAGGCCAACTGCTGCTGTGCCAGCTCCGCGTCGGACGGCTGCGACAGCGGGTTCCAGTCAAACTCGCAGTCATCTGGCATCGAGCCCAGCGCTGAAGGGATCAGCACCTTGTCGATGGCTTCGAGGAACTGGCGGTAATCCGACTCCTGCTTGCTGCGGATCGCGTTGTAGTAGTTGTTCAGGTCGCCCTGGCCGGAATCCCCAAGGCCTTTCGACTGGACGCCAAACAAGCGCGTCATGGGGATTTCAGCGGCGCCGGACACCCACTCCATCAGGGTCGATAGAATCTCGCCCAGGCCGCCGAAGCTGGCCGGGTTGCGCGAGAACTCCTCGCTACTGTCCAGCAGGCCAAGCCGGAACATGGATTTCATCATCCCGAACATCTGGTAGCGGGAAGCTACTGCCGTGTCCATGTCGCCACTGGACAGGATGTCGCTAAGCCCTTCCTTGCTGATGATGTCGACGTTCGCTTCCTGAATTAGGCTCGCCACGCCGGACTTGGCCGAAACCGCGTCCTTGATGTCCTCCATGCAGCGGCGAAGCTGCGAGTCATCCCAGCCCTGATTGTTCATCCGCATACGCAGCGGCAGCTTGGCCCCTGGCGCACGAACGAAGTGGCTGTGATGGATCGGAAGCCGCCCGCCGTTGACGATGTAGTAGCTCGGCAGCAGGTAGTTAGCCGCCATCGGGTCGCTGACGTTGAAGTCCATCCCGGTGATAAGCATCCGGTCTAGGACGAGCAGGCGTTTCAGCGATCCTTTCTTGACCTTCTTGTGATCCAGCGGCTTGTCGAGCGGCTGGTCCGTGATGAGCAGAACGCCCGCGCCACCGTACAGCCCGGCCCACTTGAACGCCTCCTGTGTGACGCCCTGCAGGTTCAGCGCGTTCTCGGCCTTGCGGATATCGGCGCCTTCGTCGATGGAGAAGGTGCGCCACTCGCGCGTTGCGTCATCCACCGGGGCATCAATGACCTGCCTGGCTATCCAGTTGGTCGAGTAGGCCGCCTCAAGCTCGGCAATGTCGTTCACGGAGCCATATGCGAACTGCGAGTACGTCCTCCGGTCCCGCTCGGTGCCCATGCCAGAGATAACGTTTTTCAGGCCGTCATTGCTGGCGATCATCGTTCCGTCGCTGGAGTAGCGAAGGCGCGGCTTTGTGTCTTCGCTCATGGGGATTCCTATAGCCAATCGAAGCCGGTTGATTTCGTGCCGCCGAGCATGTCGCTGATGGCGTCACACATCGGGTCTATCTGGTCGTCGTGGGCGTGCGACATCTCCAAGCTGAAGGCCTCAGCCTCCATGATGAAGTCGCTAACCCATTCGGCGGTCGTGTGTGCGTGGCTGGCGGACGGGTCAGGAAGCCGGACATAGCCCGACTCGATAAAGCCCTGGACATCCAGCACTCGAGTTACCTTGTCAGTTCCGCGCGGGATCGCCTTCACGGGCGCGCCTGCCTTCTTGCGGATGTTCTGGATCAGGCCCGTGCCCGACGCCTTGTCCTCGATTGCCATGTAGCGAATCGGTGACGGGTGCTTCGGGTCATACGCCTTGTGTTTCTGGTAGAACGCCGCCGCCTTTATCTCAAGCTCCCAGGCTTCCCACTTACCGCGGATCTGGTCGAGCATGTAGGCGTTGCCGTCCTCGCCCATGCCCCATAGCTGAAACACGCTGTAGTCGTTGTGGTTGGCCGTCTTCTGCGCAGTGTCGGCATAGATGGCCCGCCACTTGATGCGAGGCAGGACGCGGTAATAGCCGAACCAGTCGGACTTGATAACGCCGCCGCCTTTTGTGGTGGGCCGCTGCTGATACAGGGCATTCCACGACAGCGAGCCGGATCGCTTACACGCCTCGACGAACTCACGCGGCATACGCTCGGGAAACAGAATGTCGCCAGGCTCACGCAGCTTTAGCCGCTGGCCGTTCAGTTCGTGGTATTCGGTCGTCTCGGCTTCCATCGGGAACGAGACGACGCGCCACTGCTCACCGCCCTTCTCTGCCCTGGCCAGCAGCTGGCCGGCAAGGTCTAGCTGATGCCAGCGCGTCAGGATGATGACGATGCCGTTTAGCTTCGGATCGCGGCGCGTGAAGAACGTGGTGTCGTACCAGTCCATCACCGCTTCTTGATATGCGGCGCTGGCTGCTGTTTTGTAGTCTTTGGCCGGGTCATCGATGATGCCGATGTTCATACCCTGGCCGGTGATGCCGCCGTTCACACCCGCAGCACGATACGAGCCGCCTGCTAGGTCGCCGTCACCATTGACCGTCTCCCACAGCTCAGCGGTGCGGATAGCACCACTGGATCCGGCGCGGGACTGCGACAGCGCTGTATCAGGGAACAGCTCTGCGTACTCACGCTGATCAATCACCCGCTGCGTATCGCGCGACATGCGGTTGGCAAGGTCCGACGAGTACGAGCACGCAATGATGTTCCAGCCCGGGAACCGACCCAGCGCATAGGCTGGGAAGCGGCGCGAGGCAATCTCGCTCTTACCCGAACGAGGCGGTGCGAAGATCATCAGCCGCGGTGACTTGCCGGCCGCTACGTCCAGGAGGAACTGATCCATCTCGGCGCATAGCAGCTCGTTGAACCAGCCCGACTCATAGTCCTGCTTGGTGTACAGCACAAACGGCATCAGCGACTGCCGGGCCTGCTCAATCCGTTGCTGCTTCAGCTTCTCGAATATCGCTAGGTTCGACATTGCCAATCACCTTGCCCGCAAGCTGGTTTGCCTCGCGGCCAAAGCCCAGCGCGGCGAGTTTTTCTTTCAGCTGGTCATCGCTGATGTCCTGATGCTGGATCGGGCCGCCGTCTTTGCCGGTCAGCTCATGCTTGGTTGCCGACTCCCATCCCTGCATCTTGGCGAGCTGCTGGATGGCCTGAAGCGGCGAGTGAGTCTTGATCTTTACCCCGTCCTTTGTGGCGCTCAGCTCAGAGATGGCCGCCAGCTTCTTCGGGTCTTGCAGAATGGAATCCTTGATCTTCCATGCCGCTTGGATAACGGGCTGCCCATCCTGCTCTCCGATCTCATACGAGCCGAACTCGACCAGATCAGCCAGGTCGGTACGGGCGAACGTAGAAAGACGATCTAAGGCCTCTTGGCGGGTCATCACGGCAGCAGAAACAGCGGCAGCATTCAGTTCTGCCAGCCTTGCGGTGATCTTGGGGTTGTCAAGCAATTCCTTCGCAGTACGGTTCACCGTCTCCGGCTTCATGTTTTCAGCGTTGTACGATTGCCGGTAGGCCTCGCTGGCATTACCCGATTTCAGGTAGGCCAGACAGAAGGCCTCCATCTTCGGAGTCAGCATGTCAGTAACCTCTATGTTGTCTGCGCCAATAGGCCCACGCCTCCCTTGCCAGCATCACAGCGATACAGGCAGCCAGGTAGGTGAACAGGGCCAGGGCGTGGAGGCGTTTCACTGCGACACCTTGCGCTCCGCCCACTTGCCGGCCAGCGCCCTTACCTGATCCACGCCAAGCAGGCCGATCAAACCGGCAGCAAATAGCGTCCATGCAAGGTTAGCGCCCATGGCGTTCACCCCTAAGCCGACGAGCATGATCAGCAGCGCACCGAATGTTGATTCGAGCAGTCTGGCCAATGGGCTCTTCTTGTCGCCGTAGAGGTGGATTCGGATGTAGGACAGAACGAAGGTCAGCATCATGGCCAGGCCGTGTTCGCGTAGGGCTGCAGCTAGCGCCACCCAGAAGTCAGGGCTTTTCTCTGGCATGGGTCATCTCAGCTATGCGGCAGAGTGAATAGGTCCGGCCTCACATGCGCGTGCGATCCGCCTATGAGCAAGGAGGCAGGCATGGGGCCGGAATAGGGTTGCACTGCATTGCACGTTAGGCCGCGTAAGCTGCCGTGGCGCTGCACTCTATTGCGCGATGCGGTGCGAATTGGTGCGCCGGGTGGACGAGCCCTTGTCTAGCCGTTTGCGCATAAAAAAAGCCCCGGCATCTCTGCAGGGGCTTCTTGTGGGCGATGAATCTCAATATGGGGAAATCATGCCGATTCTCTTATCAAAAATCAAGCAGCAATTGCGTCTTTTTTGATGACCTTGGCGACCGGTGCCAAAGCGGCGCAATCCAGCGCATCAATCTGCTGCAGATATGCCTCCCATGCAGCAGACCAATCACGCTCCCAGTTCGACTGATGGAGCTTGTAGCCACCCCACTCTTCGACAAAGGTAATGACCCGGCTTGGCGTCCACTCGTTGCGACCTACAACCATATCTCTGAACGAGTACATGGCAGCGAGGGCGATCCAGTAGGCGACCTCCTTACGGCGAGCCTGCATCTTCGGCAGCTCAGTCATGGCCAGCACGAGAGCGTGGGCACGGTTCTGGTCCAGCCCTTTAGCCATTGGCGAGTACAGGAAGTGGCCCAGGCTCTGTAGTGGCGGAGCAAGGGTGCCGATGGCGTGCATTACCTTGGCAGCGGCCAGCATGTGGGCGCAGCGACCCAGGTTGCGTGCAGCCTTACCGGTGCGCGTCTCGTATGCCTCAATGACTTGAGAGTCAGTCGGGAACGATGCGGCGGGCTCGGCGCTCTCCCCGTCATACGCAGCAGGAAACTTGCACTCGACGACCTTCTTCTTCGCGGTCTTGCGTGCCAGCTTGGCTGCTTCGTCCTTAGCCTCCTGAGCGTCTTCGATAGCCATTGCCATGAACGATGCGCCCGGGGTGTGATAGGCGTCGCCCCATGCTTGACGTGCGCTGATGTATTTCATGCTGCTGCTCCCCGTGCTGCTGCCGCATCGCGGCGAAAGAAGGTACCGCCGACGCAGTGAATAAGCGTCTGCTTGCCGTTGGCATAGGTGATGTCGTGCGTCCAAGTCCAGCCACTCGGGCTGTCGGTGTTGTAGCCCATGTCCATCATGGAACTGGTACCGACCGATCGAGCCCCGTCGATGATCTCCGCGCCGTGTGAATGGCCTTTCACGACCTTGGCGCCGATGGTGGCGAAGCTCTTGGTCGATCCGCGGGCCCCATTAGGCCCTTTGTGGCCGTGCCACCCGTGTTCGATGCCGTGGCGCATGAATGACTCGCCGGGCTTCAGCCACAACAGGCGGTCGCCGTGCTTCATTAGCTTGTCCATCCAGTATTGGAACGGGTCGCAGTAGCTGCCCTCATGGATGGCGCGGAGCATGGCTGCCTTTGTCTCGTGGAAAACGAGGGTGTTCTCCATGTCCAGGGCGTGTTCTGCCTTCTCGAGCCACTGAGTGAAGTGGTCGTGGTGGTTCGAATTGACCATAACCGTCTTGTCAGCGAACCCGGACAACAGGTCGACGTGGCGGGCGGTCACCTTCAGCTCATGCAGCACGCCGCTGGTACCGCTGACGTGGCGGCGGAACTTCTCGAAGAACTTGGCGTGGTGACTGGCCGATCCAAAGTTCAGCACGTCATGCAGCACCAGGGCCTTCGGGCGGATCAGCTCGGCAAGCTCCTTGGTGGCCTGCGTAACGATCGGAGAGGCCATCTCCGCATGGATGTCGCCCATGGTCAGCACTTCAGCGCGTGGCGCCGGCTCTGCGCCCTTCACGGTGTACTTGGTGGCCAGGTCGATAAAGCTGCCGTCCTTCATCGGGCAGATGTGGCGGATATGTGTGCGCGGGCCATCCACTTCGACCACTACGGCGCCGAGCGTGTGGTGGAACTTGCCCGAGGCGCCCGCGTTGGTGTCGCTGTAGTTCTCGACGGTGCACGCCCCGGTACTCATCACCAGCTTGGCCGGCACGCCTGGATTGGTGGCGACGGTCTTCAGCGCGATCTTCGGGTGGCCGATGATGGCCGAGGCGGTACCGGTCACCGTCTGCCACTTCTGCAGAGGGTTGACTGCGGTCGGCTGGGTCTTGATGTCGGCCAGCACGATCAGGTCGCGGGCGATCTTGGTCCGCTCGCTTACCAGGTAAGGCACCAGCCGAGAATCCCACCACTCGTCATCGCGCTTGGCGTCACGGTTGGTCGGGTTCTGGTACCGCAGAGGTATGACCATCAGGCGCGCACCGATCTTGGAGCAGTACAGCTGCAGGGTCTTCATGAAGCCGGCGTGTGCCTTTGTCGCGTTTACGGCACACGTGACCACGAATGTCTCGCCAGCGGCACTCACGGCTGCGGCCGGAGCCAAACTCGACGGCAGCAAGCCAAGCCCTATGAGGCGCGTGCGGTGCCGCTCCACGTTGCGGATGTCCAGACCGAGCAGTGCCGCTGCCTTGGCGTTACTGCGCCCCGTCATGGCTTCGACCAGTGTTGCGTCGTCGTGCTTGCGTGCTGCCATGCTGTTCTCCCCTCAGAATTCTTCAATGGCCCAGCCACCGCCCGCCTTTTTGGTCTTGGCGGTTACGGCGATGATGCGGAATGGGTATTGGTCGGCGGCGATCTTGGTCTTCGCCCGAGCGTCGTCCTGCCAGTAGCCCTTGACCTCGTGAAGCTCCATCGATCCATCGGCGAGCATCACCGCAAAATCCGGCGTGTAGAACGTCTTGTCTGCCAGGCGCAGCTTGATTCCCTCGAAGCGGTACCAAACGATCTCGCCGGCGAACTTGCGGGCCTCAAGGTGCTGGCGGTAGGCCTCCTCGGTCTTGTTGAGCTGGCCAACCGGGAGGCGCCCCAGCGCTTGCAGGCGCTTCTGTGCCTGATTTCCCGATCCCGCACTTTTCTCCGACTTGACCGTGGTTTGGGCTGAGGCTTTACGGATCGGGAAAGTCATCTACTCCCCCTCGCCTTCAGGGCCGCCACAACGGCAGGACGCGCACTCTCCGGAACAGCTGCCAGCAGGACGTTGCCCTGCCTCTGCCTCTCCGGCCCCTTGAGGTCGCGCACCTTCCATCTGATCAGGCAGGCTTGCTTGTCCGCTTCGATCAGCGCCCGAGCATCGGCAGTCAATTCCGCCAAGTTCAATCCAGCAGGAGCCGCAGAGGTGCTCATTCATCTTCGGCCTCGACTTTCTCGGTGCCACACTTGGCGCAGTTCCAAATGGCCAGCTGCTGGCCCCGTGAACCGAACCGATAGCAGCCGTGGTCCTCGAAGTAGTGCTCGCACTGCACTGGCGCGAAGTTCATGTGCTTCTCGGTCGGGAACGACACGTCTACGCCGGCAACGGTGCGCGGGTCGTTGAATCCCCTCTGCTCATCCGTGCGGCAGTCGATGGTGTTCTGCTGGCCAAATTGCGCTTCTTGCACATTGCCCAGGTGCGCGAGCAGGCGCTCCAGATACCAGCGGGCCTTCTTCACGTCCTCGATGCCGTTCTTGGCCTCGTAGCGCCACAGGTACTTGATGACGTTGGCGGTGCAGGCAGCCTCGATGCCGCGCTTGTCGACGGTGGCCGACTCGATGGCGTCGATGCACTCAACGCCGCCGCGGGTGTAATGGGTTGGGTTGATTGCGTCAGTCATGCGGCACCTTTCACGGTAAGCAGCCCATCGCGGAGCCAAATCAGTTGTGTTTCGGCCAGGGCGCGCAGCATGTCGCCCTCGGTGATTTCGCCCTTACGGCGCCCGTCTAGGACGGAATGGCAGTGGTCGCAGGCGAAGCAGGCAATCTGGTCCGGCCCCTTCATGCCCATTCCCTTTTGGCCGCACGGCAGATGGGCGAGAACGACTGTGCCGTCATCGTGGCCGCAGCCAGGCAGGCGAAGGGTGCAGGACTGGCCGCGAGCCGAATCGCGCAGTTTTTTGCTGACTATTCGGCTCATGCGCCGTACCCCTTCCGTTCTGCCCGCTGGTTGGCCTGCTCCGTGCGATACAGCTCGATTCGCAGCTGAGCCACACCGATCTGTGTCTTCAGGTACTCCTCGCGCTCTACGGCCACCTTGAGGCCGTCCAGCAGCCCTAGGTAATCCGGGTGCGCGTAGGCGAATGCCTCACGCTCGGCGATGGTCTTGACTCCTTCGCGCTCTGCTTCCTGCATCAGGATCGCTTTCTTGCTCTTGCGGAACTGCTCCAGGTACACACGGTTGGCCTTGGCCTCGGCGTGGTCCTGCGCGCGGTCGCGGATGAAGGTCAGCGGACGCTCGATCTGCTCATCCATGGCGGCGCGCCTCCCGCTTGTCGTGGTCGTCCTGGCAGGAGATGCAGCGCTCTGCCCACGGAGCGGCGGCGCGACGCTTGGCGGGGATAGCCTCGTCGCAGTCGGCACAGGACTCAGCGCCCTGCCCCTGCAGCCTGGCCTGTACCAGCGCCACGCCACCGATACGATCCGCTTCCTCTAGGCCAGTAGCGCGGTCTGTTACGTCTGGAGCTGTGCGGGCCTGCTCGAAGGCGGCGGCCATTTCTGCAAAATCACTCATCGCTTCGCCCCCAAAGCGCGCTTCACCGCGCCGTCCATTGCGTTTGGTGGTGTTGGTTTTGGGAAGTAGCGGTTGCGCCACCAGGTCAGGCCCTGCTCAGCCAAGGACGCGCTGCGCTCTGCCGATGTGCGCTCCTCGTTAACGCGCTTGTGGACCATGCGCAGATGGCTCTCCATGGAGCTGCGACCGAACATCTCGTGCATGACCTCTTCCATGATTTCGCCGATGGGGCGAACCCAATCCAAGTCGTCCTCACGCACGGAAAGCAGCGCCTTGTGCCAGGCCATGTCGCCCGCGACCTTCAGGTACATCTGATCGAGGTCGTGAAGAGATACATCGATCCAGCCGTTACGGCCTGGCGCTCGGATGCAGCAGTTCATGAATCCGTAGCCATCGCTCTCCGGCCGAGAAACCAGAAACACGACAGGGCGGCCTGTTGCCTTGTGCGCCTGTTCTGCCTTTGCCGACTCTTCTGGCGTTGGGTATGTGCCCTTCACTTCCAGATAGATGTCAGCGGCAGGCAGATAGAAATCCGGCAGGTATTTGCAGCCCTCGACCTGGATCAGGTCAGGCTCGTAGAGGTAGAACACGTCGATGGCGTCCATCAGGCGAGCCCACATCAGCTCGGTGTAGGAGCGCAGCTTGTAGCCCTTGTGCTCGAAGACAGTCCGACGGCTTTTCATCAGAAGTTCACCTCGACGACGTTGCTGCTGCGGGTGTGCGCGGCGAGCGGGACAAAGCGGGACTTGTCGCCCTGGAAGGCGGTCGGGACAGTTCCGATTTCGCCGTCTCGGTTTTTGCGGATCAGGATTTCGCCGATGCCCTTGTCCTGGGTGTTCGGGTGATAAACCTCATCCCGGTAAACGAACATCACGATGTCGGCGTCCTGCTCGATGGCGCCGGATTCGCGCAGGTCGGACAGCACCGGGCGCTTGTCCGGGCGAGACTCGCAGCCGCGATTGAGCTGGGACAGGATGATTACGGGGCATTCCATCTCGCGGGCCAGCAGCTTGATCTGGCGCGACATGACCGTTACGTCTTCAGTCCGGCCGGCGCCCTCACCCTCGACCAGGCCCAAGTAGTCGATGACCACGAGGCCCATGCCGCCCATGCGATGCTTCTGGCGGCGGACGATGGAACGAATGCGCGCCATGGTCATGACCGGCACGTCAGATACGACGATTGGCGACCGGCTCAGCTTCAGGCCCGCAGCCGCCAGCTCGGTGCTGTAGTCGTTGCTGCACTCGCCGGTCTTCAGGGATGGCAGCGGGATGCCTCCGACCGCTGCGAGCAGGCGATCCATAAGCTGGGTCTTGCTCATCTCCAGGCTGATGACGGCAACCGGCTTGCGCTGGTTGATGCCGACGTCTGCCGCGATGTTCATGGCCAGGGTGGTTTTGCCCATGGCAGGACGACCGGCAACGACGATCATCTGGCCCGGCTTCATGCCTTGGGTGTACTTGTCGAGATCAGGAATGCCAGTCCCCAGGCCGTCCATTGCCTCGCCCTTGGCGAAACGATCCAGACGAACCTGCAGCACCTCGATGTGCTCGGCCCACATGTCGGCCATGCTCTGGCACTCAGCGTCGCCGCCATCGGTGCCGAGGGCCAGAATGGTCGACTGCACCTGCGCGATCTTGTCCTCTACGGACGCTTGGTCATGGGCGATCTCGTGGATGCGCTCGGCGGCGGCGACGATCTGGCGAGCCACGGCGCGGTCGCGGATGATCTTCGCGTAGGTCTTCGCGTTGGCAGCGGACGGAGTGTTGAACTGGATTTCGCCGGCATATGCCGTGGTCCGAGTTCCGCTTGGCAGCTCAGCCATGCGGTCGCCAAGAGTGATCGCGTCTACCGGCTCGCCGTCGTTGTGCAGCTCCATGATCAGGCGGTACAGGTCGGCGTTGTCGGCATAGGCGAACGCCTCGGGCGACAGGTCATCGCTCAGCACGTCGATCAGGTGAGGCTGCTTGAGCATCGAGCCGATAACGCCGTGCTCGGCTTCCAGGCTGTGAAGTTCGATCATTGCTGCGCCTCCGAGATTTCACGGAAGACGGCGCGGCTTACCAGAGCCTCCAGGCGAGGAACGACGTTCTGCCCACGGTAGAAAACCTGGCTGCGGTTGTTGGCCTTCTCGAAGAACGGGAGCCAGAAGCCCTTGCCGTCGCGGTGAGCTTCGGCCTCGTTCCAGCGGTCTACGATCATGCCGCGCAGGGTCTTGTCCGTGGTGACGATTACGCGGGGCAGGTTCGGGCAAACCCGGTGGTACAGGTCAATGATTTGGTCAACAGGGACGCCGGTTTCGTCCGCAGCCTTGCCGCCACTTGCATCGGCCTTGACCTTCTCGCGCTTCACCCAGGCAACCAGCGCGGCCAACCATTGCGCGTTTGTCTTCACCAGCCCGCTTGCTGCGTGGTGGACCACGAAAGAGCCAACGACGTCATCAGTGAAGCGATCCATGCTCACCATCGCCAGACGGGCATTCGGCTCAAGCTGCTGGTGATCAGGTTTCCAGCTCAGGGTCATTTCGACCAGCTGGCGAGGATCGGTCGGCGCGGGCTCTGAGAGAGAGTCTTTGCGTAGTCTCTGTGTAGTCTCTGTAATAGTTGTGCCGTTCGGGCATGACTGTATGCCCCCTTCGAGCACAACTAGTTCTGCCTTTGGGGCACAACTAGTTATGCCATTTGATCCGTCCATGTAGGACAGCAAGAGGTCTACGTCCACTCGGTAGAACATCTTTGCCGGAACGCCCTTCCGAACCTCTTCAAGCAGGGCGATATCCTTCAGCGCCTTCCGGGCCGAGCGAACCTCCTTGGCAGACAAGCCAATCTCTTCAAACCACTGAGATTCGGTCTTATAGAACCAGCCATCTGCTGTGCGCTCGGTCCAGTAGACCGCCTGCGACAAAAACTGAGCCGCAGCCGCATTCAATCCCAGCACCTTACGGAACGCTGGGTAAACGGCTACTGCGTGCCCTGCCACTTCGTTTAGCTGCATGCGCAACTGGCCTTTACTGATCGCGTGAATAGCTGCCATAATCTCTCTCGTTCCAAGTTGTGTTGTTGTTCCGAAGCCACCCTTGCCCGGTGGCTTTTTTATTGGTCCTTTTCAGGCCCCCGCTTCCTTGCCCTGATTAGGGCTAGGTCTGTTACTTCTGCTGCTACCAGTCGGCCTCTTAATGCCTTCCGGTTCACTGCGATCATCTCCAGGACCTGCCCTGCAGCGTCCTCCACCGACTGCCCTAGGCCGTTGGCCATCTCAAGCAGGAACCTCCGTTCCTCGTCGTCAAACTCCCCCAGATCAATAAGCTCACCCACAAACTTCCCCTGCTCAGTGCCTCTAAACGGCGGTACGCTGCTCGGTAGTGGCAGACTGCCCCTTAGCCTCGCGGATGAACTCTTTAATCAGGTGGCGGGCTAACACGGCTGGCTGCATGCGCATCTGGCTGGCCAGCTTCCGGAACTCGCAGTCGTCGTAGTAATCCAGGCGGGCTTTAACGATCTGTTCTTTCTTGTGGCGGGGGTTGTCATACATGGCGAGTAATCTCCTTATCTCTGCTGGGCACGGGTTACGCTGCTTTGCGGGACGCGGAACGAGTGGCTTTCTTATGCAGTCGCTCGATCTCCTTGCCGATCTCGTACCGAACAGACGTACCCTTGAGGGCGCGGTTAATGTTCGGTTGGCTGGTCCCGCTAGCCTCGGCAATTTGCCGCTGTGAGTAGCCCAGACTGGCCAGTTCACAGAGCATCTGTTGGATGGTCATTTGATACGATACCAATCAGGTTATGTATGACCGATGATACGCAAACGCATGACTTAGGGCAATACAATCTCGATATACAAAACCGTATCGGGGATGAGATGAATATTGCCTCGCGTCTTGCAGGCTTGATGAAGGCTAGAGGGTGGTCAGAGGGGGAACTCTGGCGCCAGTCTTCTGTCCCGCAACCAACGATTAACCGTATACTTTCTGGGGAGAGCAAAAGCCCCAGGCGAGACACCGTGTCCAAACTCGCCAGAGCCTTGAAGGTTCCGCCCGAGTGGCTGCTCTTCGGAGGTGGTGCGCTGAGCAACGTCAGCCCCACTTTGCAGCCACATAGGGAAGCGAGGAAGTATCCCTTGATTAGTTGGATAGCAGCGGGACAGTGGGCTGAATCTGCCGATAACTTCATGCCTGGCGATGCCGAGGAATTCATCGAATCGGACGAGAAGGCGGGCGATAGAGGCTATTGGCTAGAGGTTAAGGGCCTTTCTATGGTTTCCCCAGGGGATGGCGCGAGCTTCCCCCCGAAGATGCGCATTCTGGTTCAGCCTGAAGGCTTTGATCTGGTCAGTGGCAAGTTTTACGTAGCCAGGCTGGGCGCAACAGGTGAAACCACATTTAAGCGCTACGTGAGGGATAGTGGTGTCGAGTACCTGGAGCCGCTTAACCCGTCCTTTAAGACAATTGAGGTCACGAGCGATGTCCAAATCATCGGGCGCGTCATCGACGCCAAGCTAGCGAAGTCCGTCTTCTGATATCACCGCGATATCAAAAGCCCGCCTCTGAGCGGGCTTTTTTGTGCCCCAGATTCCCCGCCTGAACCCATCCGACGAATGGCCGCTTCGCTTGTTTCCATGCAAGCGACAGATCACTGACGCCACTACGTATGACCTGCCGCATAAATTAATGCGAAAACGTATTGACCGATCCAATACGTTTCCGTATTGTTCACACCATCGAAGCGAAACACGCTTCAGGGCCTCAAGAGGCCTCGGGTGATCCCGGAACGCTCTTTAAAACTTCAGAACCCTCGCGGCGGAATCCCCAACCGGGCACAGCGCGAGTAACAAGTTTTCCGCCCCATGCCAGCTCTGGAACTGGCCGTGGCTCCACATGCAGCCACGCGAAGTTGCGCAGCCACCCGATGCGACGCCAGTAGCGGCAGCGGGCAGAGAGATGACTCCGGCAGACGCGCAACGAGATCGAACCACCAAGGATTCCTTGACAGTTCAGCCAAGCCCACCGTGGCAAGTAACGGAGGCAAGCAAGACAGAATTGAATTAGCGCTCCGAGCCTCGGCTATGAGGAGCGCCGGACCTCATGCGGTGTGCCTACTTAACCGGGCGCCAGGGGCTGTACGCCGCATGTTGTATTTGCCGATGACCACGCCGCAACGCTGATCGAGCGACGTGAACAGGAAGCCCCGATGCCAAACCAACCATGACTCACGGCCTGCAATCAGCAGCGGGCACGGAGCGCACGAGACGAGCGACAGAGTTTCCTGATGGCCATTCGCGAGAGTGGCCATTGGGAAGACAACCGGAGGGAACCCGCAATGAACATCTCAGTTATGAATTTCGACGCCTACAAGATCGACGTTAACCCAGCCAGCCGCACGCTGATGGGCGTCTCGGCATACGACGCTGACGGCGCAACGGTGCTAGCGAACTTCGACATCGAGGAGATCGTGAACCACTTCGGCGCCGCTGAATTGCTGGATGAGATCGGCGAGCAAATCGCCCGCCGCCACTTTGAGATTGAGGGATAGCAAATGGCCCAGTTCAACATCGACGCCAGCCTTAGCAGCGGCAAGCGGCTCCAGTGGCTGGCCATTGCTGACGAAGGCGAAAGCCTGCAGTCGGTCGCCGATCAGGTGAAGCGTGCAGCGGGAAAAAAGTTCGGGCCCGCCGTGATGTTGAAACGCTGGAGCGTAATGCGAGCCAGCAACGGCTACATCACTGTGACGATGAACGCCTAACCCCACCCCCGCATCTTGGCTACAGGCTGCGGCGGGGAATAACAGAATGGAGAGAGAGATGCTAACCCTCCCCGAACTTCTGATCATCTGCAGCGCCCTCGCCGCGCTGTATGCGTGGGAGTGGTGACGCCATAAACCCTGAGCCAGCCAGGCCAGACCCTAACGGGCCTGTAATGACCGAGGGCGCCCGGTGCTGGTAGCGCCATGAATCACATCCGCGCGCGGCGGACCTTCGGGATATCCGCGACGGGGATAAGCCGGCAAGTGCCCCGATTGCTGAAAAACACCGGCAGCCGTTGGCGGGACTCCACTACACCCCGTTGAGACGGCCGAATGGCTCACGTAACGAGCCTGCATCGGAGGTCGGCTTGCTCGACAGCCCGGCCGGCAATTGCCAGACCCTGGTGAAAGGTCCAGGTCCAGGCCGACCCCCGATGCAGTGGATTAGCCGCAATCGGTATATCCGAGGGAAAACCGGAAACGGATAAAAGCTGGACTTCGGCAGCCAGCCACACCTGCATCACCCCTTCCCCCGCCCATCCGGGCAACCGAGGTATCCACCATGAAGCACTACGGACCCACAGGGCGCCGCGAACAGCCGTGCCCGGATGACAGCGTTTCCGAGGCAGAGCAGGTTCTGGCCGCGCTCGACAGCCTCCACGAACCCACCATGCAGGCCTACGCCGAGTTCTGCGAGGACAAGCTAGAGGTGCCGGCAGCGCTGGCCAAGGCGCTGATCCTGTCCATCTGCTCCGGCAAGTGGGACGCCCTGCGCAGCCGCATTGGCTATTCGAACGAATGGCTAGACGAAGCCCTGAACGAGATCGTCTGGAGCATCGACAAGCAGCAAGCGGCATTCATCGAACACCACGCGGCGCAGTTGCGCAGCAAGGCAGAGCAGATCGATCGGGAGGCGGCATGAGCACCACTACATCACCAGTGAAGACGCTGATCGACGAGCAGCTTGAAGAAGTCGCAGCAGCCACTCCCCGAGAGGCGCTAGAACTTGCCCGCTCCCTTGGCTTCATCGGCTGGCCAGTGCGCGCCTATCGCGAGCCTAACGGCTTGTGGGTGCATCGGTACGACAGGCGAGGGATGCAGGCATGAACCGCGCCCTCCACCTCCCTTACGACACCGGCCCGCACGACGACACCCCATCAGGCCACAGCTTCGCAGCGGCGTGGTGGACCCTTACCGGGTTCGGCGTGCTGGCTGGCGTGCTGCTGATCGGCCTGGCTGGCGAGGCGGCGATCTACAACCTTTTCGGATAACCAAACCTACTGACAGGCTGCGCGAGACGCGGCCAGGGAGAACTCATGTCTACGGAAACCCAACTGGCCATCGTGCCGCCGAAAGAAACCGCCCTTCAGGTCTTCCAGGCTGCGAACGGCCTTGACCCGTACCTGCAGCAGATTCGCGTCGAGATCGACGCCTTCGTACCGGACGTGTCGACGAAGAAAGGCCGCGATGCCATCGCATCGATTGCCCACAAGGTCGCCCGCTCCAAGACGGCACTCGACAACGTGGGCAAGGATCTGGTCGCCGAGCTGAAGGAAATCCCGAAGAAGATCGACGCCGAGCGCAAGCGTATGCGCGACACGCTGGACGCCTGGAAGGATGAGGTGCGGGCGCCGCTTAATGCTTGGGAGCAGGCCGAAGCGGATCGGGTAACGAAGCATCAGGACTGCGTCGAATGGCTTCGCGATAGCGCGACGGTGTTCGCCGAAGATTCAAGCGAAGACATTCAGCTACGCATCGACCAGGTTGAAGCTGTCGAGGTCGGCGCATCGCTTGAAGAATTCGAAGCAGAAGCCCACCGGGTCAAATCCTCCACTCTTGCCACTCTGCGAGGCGCCCTCACTGCTCGCCAGAAACACGAAGCCGAGTTGGCAGCTATCGCCAAGTTCCAGGCCGAACAGGCTCAGCGTGAGCAGCAGGAGCGCGAAGCCCGTATAGCCAAGGAAGCCGCCGAGCAAGCCCAGCGCGAAGCCGAGCAGCGCGCACAGGCCGAACGTGACGCAGCAGCCAAGCGTGAAGCAGACGCCAAGGCCGCAGCCGAACAACGCGAGTTGCAGTTGAAGCTGGAGGCCGAGCAGTCAGCCCGCCGCGAACTGGAAGCCCAGCAGCGCGCCGAGCAGGCGGAGCGTGACGCGGAAGCAAAGGCCCAAGCCGCAGCTGCAGCCGAACGCCAGCGCCAAGCCGACGAGCAGGCCCGTATTGAGGCCGAAGCCAAGGCCCGCGAAGCAGACAAGGCGCACAAGGCTTCGATCAACCGCGCCGCCATGGAAGCGTTCGTTGCTGGCGGCATGACCGAAGAGTGCGCCAAGCAGGCCGTGACGCTGATCGCCAAGCGCCAGATTCCGAACATCCAGATCACTTACTGAGGTAGATCCGATGAGCAACGCCGTAGCAATCGCGCAGGACATTTACGGGGCGCGTGATTCATTCGCCTCAGTCCTCACCGACAAGACACTGAGCTTTGAGCGTGAAGCCGAGTTCGCAATTCAAACCATCCAGGGCAATGACTTCGCCACGAAGATTGCCCTGAACAACCGCCAGTCCGTCGTTAACGCCGTGACCAACATCGCGGCAATCGGCATCAGCCTAAACCCGGCCAAGCGCCAGGCGTATCTGGTTCCAAGAGACGGGAAGATCTGCCTCGACATTAGCTACATGGGCCTGATGGATCTGGCGATGGCTACCGGGTCAATCCGCTGGGCCCAGGCCGAACTGGTTTACGCCAATGACTCCTTCGCGCTGAACGGCTTCGATAAGCCACCGGCTCACCAGTACAACCCGTTCTCGAAGGACCGCGGCCAGATCGTCGGCGTCTACGTTGTCGTGAAGACGGCCGACGGCGATTACCTCACCACCTGCATGAGCCGAGACGATATCGACTCGATCATGAATCGGTCGCAGTCGGCGAAGTCGGGGCGATCCTCACCCTGGAAGACGGACTACGGCGAGATGGCGAAGAAGACCGTCGTCAAGCGCGCCTACAAGTATTGGCCGAAGACGGATCGACTCGACAAGGCGATTCATCACCTGAACACCGATTCAGGCGAAGGGCTGGCTTCTATGAATGAGCAACCGCGCGGCGGAGAACTGGCCGAAAAGTGGATTGCCCAGGTCGTCAACGCCGAATCGCTGGATGCACTGCAAAGCGTATGGCTGGCCGGCAAGGCAGAGATGCAGGCAGCCAAAGACGTGTCGTCGTTCTCATCATTCAAGACCGCAGTCGAGGCGCGCAAGGCCGCGCTGAGCACACAACCAGAGCCGATCGAAGGAGAGGCGCAGGAGGCTGACCATGCAGCAGCAAACTGATGAGTGGTTCGCGTCCAGACTTGGGCGCGTTACGGCGAGCAGGGTCAAGGATGTAATGGCAAAGGGGCGCGGAGGCGCCCCTTCTGCTACCCGGCAGAATTACATGATGCAGCTGCTGTGCGAGCGGCTGACCGGCAAGCGCGAGGAAGGATTCACGAGCGCCGCCATGCAACGCGGCAACGAACTTGAGCCGGTAGCTAGGATGGCATACGAGCTGTTCGCTGATGCCGAGGTGACCGAGACGGGCCTGATTCATCACCCGAAGATCGAAGGCTTCGCGGCCTCTCCTGACGGCTTGATCCTAACCGCTCGCGGCGGGCTGGAAATTAAATGCCCGAACACGGCCACGCACGTCTTCACGATGCAGTCAGGCAAGCACGACCCGCAGTACGAGTGGCAGATGCTCGCGCAGCAGGCGTGCGCCGAACTGGAATGGGTCGATTTCGTCAGCTTTGACGACCGTCTGCCGGATGAACTGCAGTACGCCTGCTTTCGCTTCGAGCGCGACGAGGCCCGCATTCGCCAGATGGAAACCGAAATCAAGCTCTTCCTCGAAGAGCTGGCAGAACTTGAACACGAAATGCGAGAGCGCATGAGGAGTAAGGCGGCATGAATGTCTTTTCGTTTACCGGGAACCTGGGCAAGGACTGCCGCGTAGGGACGGGCCAGACGGCCATGGTCAGCTTCGGCGTAGGCGTCAAGTCGGGCTGGGGCGACAAGGCCCAAACTATCTGGATCGACTGCACCCTTTGGGGCAAGCAAGCCGAGTCGCGGCTCAGCGAGTTCCTGGTAAAAGGCCAGCAGGTTGCGGTCAGCGGCGAGCTGGGCACCCGCGAGCATGAAGGCAAAACGTATCTGACCTGCCGCGTGAACACTATTGATCTGGTCGGAGGGAAGCGCGAAGAGTCATCGCAGGATCAGGCGGCGCGCCAGCCAGCGCCGCGGCAGCAGTCGAGCCAGCAGCCGCCACAGCAGGATGATCGATTCGACGACGACATTCCCTGGTAACTATCCACCCCGGGCGCCCAGCGCGCCCTTCTCCCCGGTACACACCCATGCTCATAGACAACCATGCCATAGCGCAGGGCGAGGCTCTGCGCGCGCAAATTGACGCGGCCACGGCTGCATTCCTGAACGCTGGCGGAAAGATCCAGCTGCTGCCGGACAGCATCGGCAAGCCGATAGAGATTAAGCCGGCCGTATTCAACAATGCCGGCAACCTGGAGGCGGACCAGCGCAGCCGCAAGCGTGGCGCCCGCAACTCTGCCGTATCGAACAGCCTCCCTCTGCGCAAGCGCGGCACTCCGCAGGCCAAGCAGAACGACGTGCTGCGGCAGGAGTGGCTATGAGATTCCCCGACGTACTCGACGCCATCCGCCACGCGGCGTACAGGGCGGAAATCACTGGCAAGCCGTGGGGCGTCTACGCGCTTGCCCAATATCACGTCGCGCCACTTGGTGACCTGAGCGAGGCGGCACTGCTGGAGGTGTGCCAGCCATGAGCTGCATCGTGACGCTCTACTCCATCGACAACCGAGTGTCGCGGCCAGTTGTTCGCGGCACTGAGCCCCGGCGCCCTTCGGACTGGAACGCCAGCGCGTGGTTCGTGCTGCCCAACGGCGAGAAGCACACGCACAGCGCGACGGCCCGTGGTGAAACAGTCAGCGGCCTAGTCGCCTACATGGGCGCCCTGATCGACAGCCTGATAGCTGACCACGGCAACCAGGTATCTAGCGCCGGCTGGACGGCCACAACGCACGGGAGGCGGAAGAAATGAGCCCACTGGCCGGCAGGAGGCGCACGGAATACCGGCACTGGACGCCGGCAGAGGACGCAACACTGGCAGAACTGTATGCCACCAAGCCCATCACCGAGATAGCAGCCTTGATGGGGCGCGGCACTGGCTCGATTCACAACCGCGTGTCGAAACTCGGACTGACGCGACCGGATGAGTTCAAGGAAATCACAGGCTGCGGCAGGTTCAAGCCTGGCCACCAGACATGGAACTCTGGCCGCAAAGGATGGCAGGCAGGAGGCCGGGCCAAGGACACGCAGTTCAAGCTGGGTCACCGACCATCGAACACCTGGCGCCCCATCGGAGCGGAGCGCACCGACAAGGGCGGCATCCTCTACCGCAAGGTGGCGGACACCGGAAACAAGCGCACTGACTGGCGCCCGGTCCACGTGATGTTGTGGGAAGAGCACAACGGCGCCGTGCCGACAGGTCACTTCCTCGTCTTCAAGGATCGCACCCCCGCCAACATCTCAATCGACAACCTCGAGCTGGTCACCCGCGCGGAGAACATGCGCCGCAACTCAATCGACCGCTATCCGCCCGAATATCGCCAGGCCGCCATAACGCTCGGCTGGTTCAAGCGGAAGCTCAACAAACTGGAGCAGCACCATGAACAACCTCAGTGATCTGCGCGCAATCCTCGGCAAGACGATGGAGGGCGTGCTAGCCGGCACCTACTCGATTGAACAAGCAAAAGCCGTTGCCCAGGTCGCGGCCGAAGTGAACGCCACGGCTCGCCTTGAGGTGGACATGGCCCGCGCTACCGATGGCGACTTCCGAGGCTCGGGCTTCATTGACGTCGAGCCGCGCATTGCGCCGCGTGAGCCGCTACGGAGGATTGCTCCGTGACCGAGCTATCTGAAACCGCCAAGGCCATCTGCGCCCAGCACTACAACTTCAAGTCCCGCAGCAGCTGCAACGCCTGCCCTCTCCAGCCCGAATGCCACAAGCCGGCCGCCACCCTGACACAGGAGTCGATGGACGAGTGGCGCGGGCGAGTGAACCGGCTGGCCCTTCCCCACGGCGAGGCCGAATGCCTTGCGGTGCAGGAGTCGCTGCCGCTGTGAACGCACCAATCTTCTGCCGCACGGACGGCAAGCGGATCGGCCAATGCGCCTGTTTCCGCTGCCGCCCACCGGAGGCCCCATGCGAGAGAAAACCCAAATCTGGCTGCACAAGCCGACCAACACCCGCCACTACATCGCCGGAAGTAACGGTGCCGCGTTCCTGATGCAGGCGCTGAGCGGCTTCCGATGGGCACCAGAGGCGGAACTCTGCAATCACGATATCTGGAGCAAGGTATGACCGAGCATGATTTGAAGGAACTGACGAACCTCGGCGCTGAGCTGGGGGCTGCGAAGGCTGAGGTGGATCGGCTGCGCGGTCTGCTCGAGGAGGTGCACCCTTACGTTAGCGGCTGTTCGTCTGACCTGTGGCAACGCTGCCACGCAGCACTATCCCAGCAGGCCGGCCCAGCCGAAACCACCGAGGCATGCACCGCCGTCGACATGGCCACAGCCGCAGCGCAGGGGTTCAGGGATGGGCAGGCGGCAGTAGAGCAAGCAGTGGCGCAGGATGAGAGGGAGGCCAGCCGCAGTGTTGAACCTATCGTCCGAGCGCTAAACGCCAGCGTGGCAGTAGGATCTGACGGAGATTGGGTTTCTATTCGCCGAGAGCATCGAGATGCCGCAGTTCGTATGCTCAGCGATTTAGATGCCGATTTCCGGCACGTCTACCAAGCATACGCAGAAGCGCAGAAGCGGGCCAACCGCCTCGCGCAGGCCGAGCAGCGGCCGGAGCAGAGCGTGGCGGCGAACAAGCTGCGCGCCCTGGCTGAGATTTGGGACCAAAACGCTGATGAAGCCGACGAGTTTGGTAACGCTCAGGCTGCGGAAGCGCTACGGCTCGCGGCGTTTGAACTCCGAGCCACCATGTCCGCCCCGCAAGGTAAGTTCAGCATGGGCGACCTCGTGAAGAAGTCCACCGGCAGCGAGTGGGAAGGCCGCGTGGTTGGCACCTACTCGACCGAGCAGACGCCAGAGGGCTACGCAGTCGAGAGCAGCGCGCATCGCAACAGCGTGCAGATTTACCCGGCTAAGGCGCTGGAGGCAGTGGAATGAGCAAGGTATTGGTTGATCGGGAGCTGCTGCTACAGCTGTTCCGCTGCTGGGATTGTGGCTTAGAAGTCGATAATGAGTTGGCGCAGCTACGGATAGCGGCGGCCCGGCCCGCAGAGGCGGAAGGGGTAAGCAATGCGCGCCTGATGAACACGCTGGCTGAGCTGGCCCGGCGCGCACCGCTTCGCACGCTGCACACGATCTGCGAAACGCAGCACCAAGTCAGCACGGTGAAACTGGAGCGATACCTAGGACCTGTCGGCGACACCCTGGCTGGCTATGCCTTCACCCTGCGGACTGACTTCGACAAGCTCAGCGCCGCCCTCTCAGCCGTGACCGCCGAGCGGGATAGGCTGCGGGATGCGGCAGGAAAGGCCATTGCTTGGCTGGACGCAGAGCAAAACGAATCAGGGGTCGGTATCAACCGCAGAATCAAGCTGTGCCGTGACGCAGAAAACTCGCTGCGCGCCGCCATGGCTGCGAAGGAGGCGTGATATGCGCTGGTTCAAATGGAAGTGGTGGCGGCTCGCTTTTGCTGACGGGTATCGCAATCACAACATCTGCGTCACCGACCATCAGGTCGAGTGGAAGCGTTTCGGCTTCGGCCTGTTCATCCTGATCCGTCGCGCCTAACCCCCTAACCCCACCCAAACACACAGCCTGCCGGCGAGAGTCGGCAGGGAGGATTTGCACGCCATGAAGAAATCTGACGCGAAACGAATTGCCGAGGCGGTAACCATCGAGCAGCTGGCGGAAATGTTCGAGCGGGCGAAAGTCGGCGTTACCGATTGGGAAACCGCAAGCACGGTCAACAAGGGCATGAGTAGAGGGGCAGCCTGGAACATTCTCTGGGGCTGCTTCAAGGACAATCCAAGCCCGCGCCCAACGGCAAAGGTGAACATGATCTGGGAGTTCGGAGAGTTCCTAGACCCGTCCCTGATTCCGGCCAAGCCAGCCAGGCGCCCTCTTCCCGTCCCTCATCACCAAGAGCCGAACTTCGCCTGAAGGAGATAGACATGCAGCAAACAGACAAGGCGATAGCAGAGTTCGAGGCGTGGTGGGACAGGCAGCCTCACCGCGAGCAGTTCGAGGATTTGAAGCAGCAGTTCTGCAACGTGGCGGTGGCGTTCTACCAGAAGGGGCGCGAGGACGTGGTGATTGAGCTGCCTCAGCCATTCTCGGCGGCGGCGTGCCGAGCGAGCCTCGCACTGCGGGACAAGAACGAAATGTTGCGGGAGTGCCGCGCCGCCATCGAAGCAGCCGGCGTAACGGTGAGGGGGTGA